ACCGCTGTCGTCATTGTTCCTTACCCATACACTGGTATCAGCTGCGCGCGAAGCAATCCTAAACCCAGACAAGTGGGATGAAGAAAAAGAAAATGACAACCTTGAACGATATTTGCTGACACTAGGATTGTCACGTTCTGGCTTCTTGGGTCGCCTCGATCCTTTGGTAAACGCTATGACGTCGCTTAAATATCAGTCAGACCTATCGAACATGATGGTCGGCGCAACAGGTTCATATTACTTTAAAGCCGCGCAGCGCATGTTTGGCGTATTGCCAATCGCTGGGCGTAACAGCCCAAACACAGTAGCAGCCGAATACCAAGCTGCGCGTGGCGCTTACGATGTTATTGTTCCTACAGCGCTTAGTTTCCTTGCGACGTATCCTGGCTTCGGCACTGTGCTGGCAAACACAGCTGGCGCAGCTGCGGCAGTCGGCACATCGCCAGCTGCTAAACACTGGGTGCTGCGCAACGTAATTTATCAGCTGTACGGCGAAGAATATCGCCCAGGACGCGGCAACCGCCAGAAGAAAAAAGAGAAGGGTAGAGGGTACTAACTGCCAAAACGGCACCACGAACAGCGCCAAAATGTTTTGTCGATTGCTAGTTTCTACATTGTTATCAATGGCATCGAATCTATGGCGAATAGTTCCGTCCCGACCACGTTGGCAGTTGTAGATCGACAGTCAACACCAATAAAACTTGGGCCCGAAATTTTTGTAGGGCGAATTTGATCGACATAAACGGACAAAATACAGCGCCAATGACGCTATAAAATGCAAAACAGCACCAATGGCGCTGTTGCAATGCGAATCCTGTTTTGCTAGTTTCTCGCTGGGGTAAGGGCAGCTTTCGTTCTTTCTTTTGCGCAAAAAAGTATTTTTGGATGCGGCCCTTACCTCACGATCATTCATGCACATCATCAAGATAACTTGGCGCTAGATGCTGGTATGTATCAATCACCGTCTTTTCTCTGTCCCCCAAAAACATGGCTATCTTTTTCATTGGCACACCGCGTAGCACAGCACGGGTTGCCCATGTGTGGCGGAATACATGTGGATGCAGACCTTCGATCCCCAAATCATCTGCCAGCTTCTTCAGTGGCTCCCATACGCCTCTGTCGTGATCGATGACGTAATCGTTGATACGCTCTTCGTAAGCGCGCTCAAGCACTGGGCGTAGCACTGGTGAGATTGTAACCGTTGGACGCTTCTTCTGCGTCTGTCTGCGCCCCTCTGGATTAAAGTGTATGCGGTTTGTCTCGAACTGTACCTGATCCCACTTTAATTCGCAGATCGCAGTCTTGCGTTGCGCAGTCTCCATTGCCAGCATCACAAAGCGCCCGATGCGTGAGATGCGGTTCGATCCCTTCGCCACCAGGTTCGAGCATGTATCACGAAGCAGCTGCACCTCTTCTTCAGTAAGAACGCGATTGCGGGGCGGGGATGCGTGAGGCAGTTCGACGTAAGGTATAATCTCTTTTGACAAACGCTGTTCTTTTGGCTCAACACGCTCGACCATAAACCGTAACGCCGCGCGCAGCCGTTGCAACTCAAGGCGCACTGTACTGTTTGTGGCTTTCGATGTGCCAATCAAACCTTCTTTGCGCAACTCATAATACTTGCGAGAGTGTTCGCGCTTCACATCCGACACACGCATTTTGCCAAAGTATGCATTTAGATTTTTGCAGACCGACGGGTAGCGGTTCTCGGAAATCATACGCCCGATGATCCATTGATTCATCCACAAGTCCAGACAGTCTTCGATCACTGGATCGCGTTCGACTTCTATGTTTAGCCTACGCTCTTTCAGCCAGCCTTGAAACCTAACCTCTGCGACCTGTAAATCTGTCGTCCGTAAGCTATCTCGTTTGCTTCTGCCGTTTTTTGTGTAGGCGACGTACCAGTGTTCGTTCCTTTGTTGTAACCTTGGTGGTTTTGACATCGCGACCCCTCGATGAACCTTTCGACAGCCAACTTTGGGATGCGAATTGTACGACTGTTTAGGGATATTGTAGGCAACAATCCGCTTTGTCTGTATCGACTGACTGTCTTAATCGACACAGATAGCAAGGCAGCAGCCTCTTTTTGAGTAAGAAGCTGCATACCTTTAACCTTTGAGTATCTGCATAACTGCCAATGCTTTTTCAGCTGGCACTTTCATGTTGATGCGGAGCCAGAAATGTTCGGCATCCGCTTCTATGCTCTTGAGTTCAAGCGTTGGCTGCTCGACTGCATTAGCTTGTGCATCGTAGTTTGGAAATAGAACGTCTACCTCTACATCTAGCGCATCTGCCAGTTTGACTAAGTTTTTTGGACTTGGCACAGACCGACCACGGACATACTGGCTGATCGAATCTCGACCCATGCCAGACGCTCTTGCTAAGTCACTTTGTGAAAACTTTTTTTGCATCATAAAATTGTATAATCTTCGACCAAATTCTTGTCGTGTAAGCACTTTTTGACTGTAATCTACGTCATTTGGCGGTGTTATGCCGCCGCGTGACATTATTGATTTTGTCATCTCGACCCCGTTTTTTGTATTCTACAAAATCAACATAGACACAGAACAGCGTATTTGGCAACTGCATTGTTTTGACAATTTGACTGTTGACGCGCCAAATAGGCTGTGATTATTGTTGAGTTCAACACTATCAACAAACTTGAGGGCAATCGGCAGTATGATCTTAGTTAATGCAAAAAAACTGGTCAGCGATTTTGGTGGGTTGAGCGCAGCAACATATGGTTTGCAAGACGTAGGACACTCCATCACAAAAAACGCAGTAGATAAGTGGCGGCGAAGAAAAAGACTACCAACTGAATCACTGTGTGCTTTCGCATTGCTGGCAAAACAGAAAAACCAGCGCTTCGATTTGTTAGATTACATTATTGTGGAGGATTAAATGGATGCAAAAATAATTGATATTGTCAGAACAACGTTTGATCTGAGCGAAGAAATTAAAGAATTGAGGGCAGAGATCGAACGCGCGGAGCATTTTTCTGCGGAAAAACTGCAAATACAATATATGCTTGCGCAAATATGCGCCAACGTAAATGCTTCGGACAACGATAGAATGGAAGCAGCGCGCATTTTAATAAACAACTCCGACTTACGAGCAGCAATAGAGTCGGTTCCTAATTACCAGATGCTAATAGATGAAATGATACAGGCAGTAAAAAATGTTAGTGTACGGCATTGATCCTGGGGTTTCTGGGGCGATAGCACGATTTAACTTACGCGAGGGCATACTCGAAGTAATCGATATGCCGATCATGGAAGTAAACAAAAAGAAGCAAGTGTCGCCGCAGCTGGTTGTTGATTTCTTATCAGAGCAAATTGCACCTGTATTTATCGAAAAGGTTGGCGCTATGCCAGGGCAAGGCGTCACATCGATGTTTAATTTTGGGCGCAGTTATGGTACACTATTAGGATGCGCTGCTGGTTTACGAATGGAAACTACGCTTGTTCTGCCCAATACATGGCAGCGCGCGCAGAATTGCCAGAAGGGCAAAGACGGAAACCGTCAACGCGCAGTCGAACTTTTCCCCGCATACAGTCATTTCTTTTCACGAAAGAAGGATGACGGACGCGCGGATGCAGCTTTAATCGCACGTTACGGTGCTTTATTTTGTGGACAGTGTTGATTATGACGTATGACACAAACGGCTTTATTACGCATGGCATTGAACGGATTAGCGTTTCAAACGTTAATAAGTTCCGCGAAGCGCCTGACGCATGGGCTTGTCAGTATCTCGGTGGGCATCGGTTTCCCACAGGCTGGGCAGCTGTGCAAGGCCAAGCCGTAGAAAGCGGCGTCGAATATGGATTGTTTAACGGGGCAGGGATCGATGATTGCGTAAAGCAAGCCGTTGATCGCCTCAAAGATTTAAGCCTGATGCTGAACAACAGGCCAGAAGAATTAGAAAAGCGCATCCCGATTATTAGCCGCATGACGGAAACAGCGCTTGAAAACCTTATGCCGTTGGGTGCGCCAGAGCAGCCAGCGCAAGGATCGAAGCAGCATAGTGTCGGCATCCCAGTTCGCTTTCGTCCTGGCGACAATGGCACTGTCAATCTTCTTGGCTATCTCGATTTCTGGTATCCGCAACACAACCTCGTTGTTGACTTAAAAACTACAAGCAAGTCGCCATCGAAGTGGTCACTGTCTCACGGAATACAGGCTGCGGTTTACCAGAAAGCAGTGGAGGGAATGACGGGTAAGAAGCCGCAAGTCAAATTTGGCTACGCTCTTACCCGTCAGAAAGACCCGTGGGTCATGCTCGAACTTGAAGACGACGACGCCACGCGGTTCCTCAAGCAATTTAAGAAAACAGTTATACAGATGGAGAAACTACTTAGCCTGTCGGACGACAGCAGAACGATCATAGAGTCGTTACCTCACAACCCAGATACGTTCTATTGGAATAATGCCGAAGAAATCGCGGCGACATTCTACGGCTCCTGATGCCTATTGGTTTACGGAAGCCGACGCAACAGAACGTTGCAATCGCGGAATGCTTTGGCTGCGGGTCATCGAACAAGTTTGGAAAGACTGCCACGACCTCGACAACAATGACATCTACAAAGCGCGCGAAGCAGAACACGCACTTATCTGGGTCATACAGAACAACAAGGACTTCGATGCGGTCTGCGGCTTGGCTGACATCGATCCAAAAGAATTTCGTTCCAAGGTCATCACATCGGTTTCGGAACGATACTCGCGTCAACTCCTGACGCAAGTGTTCGCCCGACACTTATAAATCTGGCGCTAAACAACGGACTGCAAAGGAGACTGAAATGCCGTTAAACTTTATAAATGAAAGCACTGGTGCTGCATTTGTTCGTTACTCTGTTGAGGATAACGAGTGGCTGCGATCCAGCGAAGGGGGAAATCTCGTAGAATTTGATCCATCGAAGGGTGTGGTCATTGACATCGAGAACGTTCAGCTAGGCTGGCTCAAGTTATCAGGTGGACGCGATTGGGTTGAATGGCCTAACAACGATCCAATGAACACGCCAAGGCCATCTGACGCCCACAAGCAAGCGTTTTCAGTTAAACTTTACAGCACTAAACTGTTCGATGACGAACCCGTGCGCGAACTATGTACATCACAGCAAGGCATGATGATGTTCATTAAAAAGCTGTACGAAGAAGCAGAGAAAAGCGGCAAGATGAAAAAGGGCGAAGTCCCAGCTGTCGCAATCGGTAAATCTAAAGAAAAGATAAAGATCGGTGCGGGGTCAACACGCGTCCCGCCGTTCGAAATTATTAAATGGGTTGACCGTCCAGAAGAACTTGACGGTGCCGCACCAGCACCAGCCGCAAAAGCGCCTGAACCTGACACCTCTTCCACGCAAGGCGCAGACGACGACGTAGAGTTCAGCATCTAGTCGTTTAACTGGGGGCGGTGCGCCGCCTCCATTTTTTGTGGGGTCGAGTTATGTCAAATAAATTACAATGGGCGAAGTTTTGGGCCGATAAGGGGTTCAGCGTTGTACCTGTCCACTACGTCAAAGACGATGGATCGTGCAGCTGTTCACGCGGGTCTGAATGCGAAAGCCCAGGAAAACACCCAGCGCCAAGCCGCTGGAAGAAATATCAGGAAGAACGCGCCGACGTTGACCAGCTAGAAATGTGGTTCGAAGGGCGTTTCAAAGATCACAACATTGGCGTCGTCACTGGCGCTATATCAGGGAATGTTTATGCCGTTGACATTGACATTGCCGAAGGAAAGCAGGGCCAAGATACGCTTGACGATCTGTGCATGGCGCACGACGATCTGCCGCCGACCTTCGAGCAGCGCACGGGATCAGGCGGCAAGCACATCTTTCTACGCGCACCCAAAGACATTTCTATAATCACGGGCAAAAACGTCTTGGGTGATGGCGTAGATACGCGCGGCGAGGGCGGTTTCGTCGTCGTCGCGCCCAGTAACCACAAGTCAGGACACAACTACAGCATCGAGGATTGGGCGAGGGGCAACGAAATCGAAGACAGCCCAGAGTGGTTGACTGAACTGGCGAAGACAGATGCAGCGCGGCCCGAAGGAACGCCGATGCAAGACCAGAAAACCAACATGTGGGGTGATCTGGTTGACGGGCGCGAAGGATACATGGTGCAGCTGATACTCGGCACCATCCGTACATGGTGGGCAACGAAAGGCGTGTTGCCGACCATCGAACAACTGGTCGAAGACGCATGGCCCACGTTCGAACGCAAAGCAAGAGCGCGCGGATCGTCACTCGCTGACGACGGGCGCGGCAAAGACCTGTTTCAGCGCAAGGCTTGGTATCAGCTAAAGCGCGCACAGAACAACGAGTTGCGGATACTACACAACATAGTACCTGGCTCACAAAATACCGCTGTCGGCTCCCTTACCTCCGACAGTGGTAGATCCGAAAGCCAAGTCACGACCCCGACGAATGATGGCTTTCGGATCACAGATTGGGGGATGAACCGTTACGACGGCGAACCGCCAGAAATGGAATGGCTGATCGACGGTATCCTTCCGCGTCGAGTTCCTGGCCTCATTTCTGCGATTGGCGGCTTGGGGAAGTCGTTCATCCTTCTCGACCTTGCCATGAAAGTCGCGGGGGGCGATCAGGGTATGCACCAAGAAGTAGCACTCGGAGGGCGTGTTACCCACAATGGCAAGGTCGTCTTTTTCGGCGCAGAAGACAGCGCAAACTCGATGCATCGACGGATTGCAAGTATCGGTGGGCCGAACTTGCGTGATCGAGCGGCGGGGAAACTGTTTGTCGTGCCAATGCCAGACGCTGGTGGCCCTACGCCGCTCATTGTCAACGCGATGGGGCAGTATGGAGTCACCCCTGCATATGAGGAAATACGCAAGCAGCTGCTCGAACTTGGAGACATCGCGCTCATTATCATCGATCCCCTTCAAGCGTTTGCAGCTGCCGACATCAACACTGATCCCGCAGCTGGGCAGTATTGGTGGTCGCTCATGTCGCATCTGGCTGTCGAGTGCAACGCAAACATCCTGATTGCGCACCACATGCGCAAGGATGGCGCGTTTAACATCACCAAAGCAACGCAAGCGCGGGAAGCGATACGCGGCACGACGGCTCTCGTTGACGGCGCTCGATGGGCATACGGCTTGTGGGCCATGAATGAGGCTGACGAGTTGGTGCTGGCGCAGAAGATGGACAACATCGAAGCGGGTGTCGGGCAATGCGCGCAAGGGGCTGTCGTCAAGACGAACGACGCGTGTGACATGCATATCCGCAGCTTCATTCGTGATGACACGGGGCTGCTGATGGATCGCACGATGGAGGTGCAGACAGTATTGGACGCATCAACCAAGCTAGACAACGCGCAAACCCGTGCAATCTTTGACGAGATCAACCGTCGTTGGAACACCAGCGAACCGTTCAGCATCGCCGCAAACACGACGCGCAGCTTACAGGCATATCTGCACACTGATTACGGAATGCCGAAGCGCGCAGCCAAGTCTTACATCGAAGCCTGGTCAACGCAGGGGTTCATTGAAAGCACAATCCACGACACGAAAACAAAAACGAAGGGCATCAAAGTAATCAAAGCCCCAGATCAACCGCAGAGTTGGAGCATGTACGGATGACACAAGAAAGACTGAAGATCATACAGCAGATCAAACGACAGGCAGAAATTATGGTGATCGATCTGCAAAAGCAGCCGCAGCGCCTCACACAGAAGCAACGCGCGGAAAACATCTTGCAGTTAGCAAAGAGTTTTCTGCGCTGCCCCGAGTGCCACGGCGACGGATACATCACAATCGATGTCCCGAAACCCGATTATGTGAACGGCGGCTACATCGATACCAGACGCGAGACATGTGATGTGTGCGGCGGGGATCAGGAAATCACAGAATTGGAGCAACTGATATGACGTACCCACCGTTCGGCGGCAAATGCAAAACGTGCGGAGGTCACAATGACAGCACCTTTAAGAACTGTCTGTCATGCCGCAAGGTCTGGAGAAACTACGGACGCAAACCCGATAGCCCGTTACGACGCATCGAAGAACTAGAAGCAGAAAACGCCAGATTGAAGCAACGCATCGCAGCATTGGAGACAAAATGACAGCCCGTGATCGCATGATGCTAGAGCAGCAAATAGATGAACTGAAAACCCGCATCGAAAAACTCGAAAATCGTTACTTCCGCCCACTTCCGCCTACTTCCGCCAGCGGAAGTGACGCGGGGTCAACACGCAAAAACGGCGGAAGTAACAGGGGGGAACACGCAAAAACGGCGGAAGTAAAAAATGATACAGCATAAAAATAAGGGTTTTTTGGCGGAAGTGGGCGGAAGTAAGGCGGAAGTAAACCCCCGTACCCCCTATACATTACTTCCGCCAACGCGGATTAGTAATGTTTATTGGGTGGTACGGTACAACGCGTACTCGACGGATTGGAGGCAACGTCATGCCTGTTAAATCACGTTACAACAAAGTTAAGAGACAACGAAAAACCGATGATGCAGAGGAACAATGGTTCGCACCAGCGATGTGGAGTGATAAACGATCAGAGATATGTCGCGCAGCCGTCAACTCAGTAGACAAGGTTGCCCGTGACCTCGAACAACGATGGGGCATCGGTAAACTCGAAGAACTCGCATCTCCACAACTCGCAGTAGACTTCGAACGCGCACGACAAAACTTCTCCGATGCAGCGAACGGCGATGACCACAACTACCTTGTGCGAAAAGCAAACAACTTAATCGAAGGATGGAAAGCACTCGAAGCACAAGCCATCAAAAATGGACACTCACCAGATGATGCCGAAGTCTGGTACGCAATCGCGCCTGAAGATGTCGGAGAATACACGTTCGCCATTGTTAAGAATGGAAGTGATGCCGCAGTCGTGGATCGCAACAAGTATCCCCGCGTCTACTCTCTCGATGAAGTCGCAAGAATAATTCACAATTTCGAAAACTCAATGATCCGTAAAGCTAAAGAAGTCTTCCCAAACAGCACAATCACAAAAATTGGAGACAACACAAACAAGGAGCCTCTAAATGACCCAATCCCCTTCTGAAATCACATTGCGCCAGGACATGCTGCGCAAAGCCGAACAACTCGTTGCAAATGGACGCAACAATGAATACGGCGAACCACTCGACAACATGCAACGCACAGCAGAAATGCTCGCCGCATATTTTGGAAACAGAAGTGGCAGAAGTTTCGAAGCCGAAGACGTTGCGGCGATTGGAGTCATCCTTAAATTGGGACGCCTAGCCCACAACCCAGCCCACGAAGACAGTTGGACGGACATCGCTGGCTACGCAGCCATCGGATACGAATGCATAAAAAAGACCAGCCTTGCGGCTGGCCTCGGTGAATTGCTGAAAGATGCCGTCGAAAACTAGAGCAACTTGTTATTCGTCCATTGCGGTTCGCTGGCTGCTTCGATCTTTGCAACGCCCCATGAATTGACGTCTTCACGTCTGGCTAACTTGTCAGCCTCCAACATGATTGGATCACTGTCCCGAAATATGCGGTAATCGTCACGCAGCTTTGGCACAAAATCTTTGTCGCGCCCTTCGATGGTCGTCCAAAATAAAACGTAAGGCATAATCGAGGCTCCTAGAATGGCGGCTGGCGGCTTCCCGCCATTGTTGGATGCGTAGGATACCAGATCAATTCACACTTATCGCCAATCGCGTCTTGGTATTCATTGCGAACGCGTTCGGCTGCCGCTCGACCATCGTGCGACAACCGTTCAAGTTCCTCGGTTTTCCAGCGTATGATGTAGGCCAT